CAAAAAAACGTTTTCGTTTTTTATAAATTGACAATATTATGTACCCCATAGGACTCGAACCTACGACCGGACGGTTATGAGCCGTCTGCTCTAACCAACTGAGCTAAAGGTACAAGGAATTATTTGTGCAAACGCATACAAAGCGTTAGAATATAAACTAGGGATTCCTGAACTTCCCCACAGTCTCTTAAATTACTATCAATGATACTGTATCAGGAATCCCTATTTAGATAGTATTCGTATACTAGTTTTAGAGCAACTATTTAGCTTCAAAAATGAAAAGACTGACCGAGAAGCTAGTATCGGTCAGTCATTACGGTATATCGAGGTGCTACCTTCGATGCTATAAAACTATCATACACACTCCATCGGAGTCAATATTTTTTAATACTTAAATCCTTTAATATGGCTCGGGTCAATCTTCACGTCATTTGCTTTACCCATCTCCTGAATTTCTTTCAAGACGATTGGTGCGTCGTGATCGTTAAATCCTTCACCTTTGACGCGTACATCGTAAGTTCCGTAGCTATTAGCTTCTGCGTACGTTTGTCTATCCAACAATACATCTTTCAGGAAGTTGCGCATATGCCCTTCTATTTTTTTGCTTTGTTCATCATTAAGATTCCTAGCTTCAATTTTAATGATAGGTTTATCTCCATCAACAATCGCAATATTTTGCTGCATATAAGTTGGATAGTATGACTTTAGTTCTTGTTTCAAGCGATTTACTGCATTTTCATATTTCCATTTGCTGTCACAAGAAATAACTAGAGTATAAACTTTATTTGGTTGCAACACTCGTTTTACTTGATCGCGCAATAAAGTCCATGCATATCGTGTTTGAATGCGTTGCACCATTTTAACCGCTTGATCTTTCGACACGTTGTCAATCGCGATACCGTTTTTATTTCCAGTTGCAGTTGTTGTTGTCGCTGTATTCGACGATGTTGAGCTAGATGCTCCAGTTTTTAAACGGTACGCATAAAAATAAGGACATCCGGCCATCACCCATCGTTGATCGTGATTAGCAATGATCGTAGTCATTTTCCAACCAGTGCATTCAATCCAGTTTTGATTATCTAGTGCTACGCCTGTATGACCGCCTGCCCCTGCAGAGTAACCCTTTTTCCCCAAAATAATTACATCGCCGCGTTGCATTGGAAAGTCTGTATTTTCTGCGATCTTTTCATACCCTAGCTTTAAAAGATAGTCATGTAGTGTTTCAGTGCTAGGAATATATCCATAGTTAAAACCACCAGATTCGCGCAAAATACGATAAACAGAGCCTGAACAGTCGCATGTACCATCCGTATAGTAGCGAGAACCATACATGCTGTAGTAGCAATTATTTACAAATTTTTGAACGACGGCTAATCCTTTTTCGATATTAATAGCCATTATTTTTTCTCCTCTTTTTCTTCTTTAATGTTTTCGATTTCTTTTGGTTGAGGTTGCAACCCTACGTTTTTATCATTCGATTTTTCGTAAAGTTCCTTCGCTTTTTTCATGTCCATGTTACTCATTCCCTCCTAAATTCAATAATTTTGAAAACATTTGATGCAAGCCTGTAGAAGCTAAACCACTCACTGCGCCATAAACAATTGACTCCACGCCTATACCGTTCATAACACCGCCCAAAATCGCTCCTAACGCTGCTACAATCAAAGGGATATAAGCGTTCGCTACTTTATTAAATAGCGGCGTAACCTTGATTACATACCCAACTATTAAACAGGCAACTACAATAACTGGTACAAAATTTTCTGTAATAAATGATAAATCCATAACTATTTTTCCTCCTTTAGTTTATTCGGTAAATCCAACACTTTTTTATACAGTGTTTCTCCAGTTCCGTTACCGCCAAGTTCCCGATATCCACGCCACAAGTACTCTAAATTTTCTAGATCATCTATAGAAATCCAACCCTGCTCCAAAAATTCGGAGCATTGCTTATAAATTTTGTCATGCAGAATGGCTACATTCGCATATTCCAAACGTTTGAATCTATTTTCCGTTTGATCCTTATTTCCCTTGACCGCTTTATAAATATTGTGGAAAATCTTTAAGAATCCCCCTAATCCAATTGCCATCAAGAAACTGTTAATTTCCAGAAATTTTTCTAACACATGCTTTCCGCCTTCCTTTCAATAATTGAAAAAGCACACTCGAAAGTGTGCTTAACTAAAAGTTTCTCTTTTTAAGGCGCTAACATAATTGATCCACTAAATGCTAGATACTCATCTACTTCCAATGCAGAGATTGTCCTAAAATTACCGCCATTAGAAGAAATTAAAAATCTTTTTGTGTATGGAGCCTTATCAGATATCGCTAAAATATTCCCAGCATTGTTTAGAGGTACTTTTCCTCCTAAATCAGGGACAAATAAATCTGTTAATGCAGCTTGTGCCGTCTTCACTGTGACTGTTCCATTCACAATTAATATCGGTCCACGTCTCATGAATGATATTTGCCCACTCCGCATAAAAGCTGCTGAAAATACATTACTTGTAACAATTTCATTTTCACGGGCATTTAACACTTCTTTTACACGTAAAGGAGTCATTATTTTATCATTTGATTCCCCGTCAAGTGCTTCTTCTTTTGTAGCAATATTTTCTCCATGATAGGCCGCTATCATGTATTCAAAATGTTCATTAGCAGATAGCTCAATAGTGACATCAAGACACAGATAATCAATATTCACTGTTGAATAGTTTGGACTAATCGTGGGCTCACTGTTGCTTAAAACAGAGATTTTTCCGCCATTAATCAATTTCTTCCAGTTAGTATCGGTACTTTCTATAGTCTGACCAATTCTGGTAACTTCGTTTGCTGCGGTAGAATCACTAACCGTCCATGTTCCATTCCAATTACGATGAGTAAGTTTATTAATACCGCCACCAGAGCCATAACCGTAAACATTTGAAGTGAAATCAGTTATTAAACTTTCTAATACTTCTACTTTTTGAGAATCAGTAGTCGCTCCACGAATAGTAAAGAACTTCTCACCCAAAAGTGATTTAAAGAAACCAAGAATATCACAATCATATTTGAGTTGTTTCATATAATTAGCAGCGACATCTCTAGCAGAGTAAAGACTTCCGTCCAAAGAAGATAAGTTGTTCAATTGTTCTTCTGTCAATGGTGTCCAACTCACATTCGTTGGTGATAATAAAGTTGTGTAACCTACTGACGAAACCTTAACAAACTCACTTTTTGCATCCAGTCTAAAAGTTATTTCAGCTTTTTCTTTCCCAATTACTTGGTAGATCACGTTTGCGGAACTTTCTTCTTTATTGAAACTCTCTTCTTTTGTCCAGAAGTTCCCGTTCTCAAAATCCGTTAAGGCTTGATCAATTTTATTGCGTAAATCATTTATTTGAACCTCCAGTTCAGAGATTCTCCCTTGAGCTTCAGTGAAGTTACGATTCATTTCGTCAATAGCTTGATTTTGAAGTTCATTTAATTCAGCTACTAGTTTATTGTATTCAGTGATTATCGTTTCTGCTTCTGGGGCATCAATATCAGCATTACCATCTACATAGATTTCAAAACCTGCTGTACTGTCTCGTTTGCCATCTTTAACGATAGAAAAATACGCTTGTTCATACTTCCCGGCAACAGCAAAAGCCATGTTAGGAAAAGTATAATCAAACGTACCTTTTTTCAACCCTTCAGGTGTACTACTTATGTTATTTGAGTCAAAAACTTTAGTTTGCCTATTATATGTTGTTCCTTCAAAGGTTATATCATAACCAGTAAGGTCAGCGACTTCATCTCTCCTAGTCAAATTAACAGTGACAGTTTGTAAACGATCATCGCCAACGCGTCCATAAACAATTGCAGGCATGATTGGATCTTTAGACAGGTCAAGATTAAGTATTTTATTACTCATCAAAATCCCCCTTAGTCTTTAGGATGCGTTCGATCTTCGACAAACGCTCTTCTTGTTTTTCAATAATTTCAATTAATTGTTTATTCGTCATTGTGTTCAACATTATCTGCTTATTCATATCAAGCCTTAAATAATTGTCTTTCTCACTTTTAACGGCTAAAAATGGCGAAAATTGAGCAATTAACCCCAGTTCTCGCTTAGTGTTTGGCTGTCTATTTGGATCATCACTCTGGTAATTTTGTTTTCGATTAAACTCAACAAAATTTAGCTTTTTGGTTTCCGCAATTGCATCTATAGTCGACTGTTCAATATTTTCCTTAAGCCGGATATCCGAACTATTTAGAATAGAATATCCATGCATATCAATATTGGAGTGAAAATCAACTTTAGTATTTGGATTTATTCGCATACTTTGAGCTATAAAAGAATCGATTATTCTACGCCTGTTCACATCCAAGTCTGCATAAAGAGTCATCGGTTGGTAAATCCCTACAAGCCCTTGTTGTCCATCTATAACAACAGATGCCTCATGAGCAGAACCGTCCCAATGGCTTATCCATAACTCATGCCCTGGGTATGCAGAAATAGTAGCATTAATTTTCCCTGATTCATATTTAGTTCTATTAAACGATGCTGTAACATCACTATTACTCCCATAAAGCCTCAACCCGTTAACATCATATGAAGTGATTAGTTCATTATCAATATAGTTTTTTAAAGTTCCTGATCGTAATATTGTTTTCCATGTTCCCGATGTGGAGGTTATTTCTCCTCCATCGATAGTACTCCCTTTTATAGATACTCCGATAATATTTATCGCTTGCAATGTTCCCGTTGTAATAAGATCCGCCACAATTGCTCCGTTATTCGTCATAGCTAGTCCATACGTGCCATTATAACCCGTAGAACTAAAACCTAATCCCCCAGCATTCCAACGCCATATTTTCTTCGCAGTATTAATATCCATCGTGTCCATGATTAAGATTTCTTGTGGATCAGCTAAAGAAGGATATATCACAACATGACCTTTCCCAGGATTTTTGATAATATCCGATGCCTCTTGTTGAGCTTTTTCTAACCAATCAACTTTGTCATTTATTTTTTCTACATCCGGCTGAGCATCATTCAACACTTTAGAAAAATCAGTTCTAGCATCGCCTAACTCAACCGACTCATACTGATCGAGTGCAACGTTCCAGACTGTTTTAACAATTTGTGCCGACGTATTGATTTCTAATTCATTGAAAGCTACTGTTACCCAATCACAGAGATCAATCGTTTCGAGGTTTTTAAGTTGGTCATCCATAACAGAACTAGCAAGATCAACGTAGCTCGCTTTGATAGAAACTTTTGGAATCCCAACATTATTATTCTTGATATACGCTTTGATCAGATTTCTTAAGGTGTCTACATCTTTTGGCTCTTTATCACTGAAATCAACCATTTGTATGCGTCTTTGCGTGTAGTTTTCCACGTATTCGCTATCTAAATAGGTTTCGGGTAACGTGATTATTTTCTCGTCATCACCATTACCGACTTTCGCCCACCCGTAAACAGAGGTGTAGGTATTCTCTATTGATTCTTCTTGAGTAATATCTGTTAGATTTTTCCCGTAGGCAATAATTACATTTTTTTCTATCCCTGCTTGAGCCATGAGTCTTACTTGATTATTGTTGAAAACATATTCCCCTCCAAAATTATCAAGTATCGATCCTCGAACCCCGCCTAAAACTTCTTGAGCATTCTTAAATTTAGATGGGTCCGAAAAATCAATAGATGCTTTAGTAGCTACGTCACTAAAGAAAGTAAAATCTCCTTTGGGCTCCATTTGACTTTTAAGTTGGTTTAATGCTGTTTGAGCAGGAATGTTCTCAGATAGCGGTCCAATTTTAACAATTGATCTTAAAAGCTGGTATCTAAAGTGTTCACAGTATACCGTCACTATTCCATTAATCGGTTTGGTAATTTCTGCAATCTCAAGTCGTTGACTTTGCGCTTGTATAGTCGGACCTACATCAGCAACTACCCACCTTCCGACCTTCAACTCTTTGAACAATGGTGCATTAACAGGATATTTGAAAGTCAGCTCATACATCCCGTTTTTTTCTCTGGTAACTAAAGGATTGATCGCATCACTTAACGGTCCGATACCTAACGAGGACCAATTATTATTTTTTTTATCGTGTAAAATAATTGTACTCATACGGCTAGGTTCCTCCATCTAGGCTTAATCTTGAACTGATTAATATTAGTAAACGAGATTTCATTTTTTCCTGGTTGCAAGATAATCGGATTGTAGCCATCAGTATTCAAGAAACAATACTTAGACACATTTACACCACCTGTCTTATACGCAATACCATTTTCGCAATCCATTGTAATAATGCCAGTGCCTGCTTCTTTTGCTATCCGAAACTGCTGTCCGTTGATATAGACGTTGCTATCAGCGGTAGCGGTGATTTTATTGAAAGATATGATAGGTAAACTCGTAAAAATTTCTGGATTTGTTATCGATTGACCGCTAAGAATCTCTCGTTCATCTTCCCCGTCTAGTCGGAAAACATACGGTTGACATTTGACTGTAAAATCAATATCTAACCAATCGCGCCTCAGATCCTTTCCTGACGTTCCGCTGTACCCAAGTGCTTTGTAAAAATATTCATTATACTCACTAAAGAGAAGCGGTTCATATTCACGTGATAAATAAAGCCACCCAGCTATATTTCTAAGCTGCGTGGCAATTGTTTTATCATTTTCTTTATATATTCTTACAGGAAAGTTTTTTTCTATATCCCTTAGCCTTCCCTTATCGTGAATTATGTCAGAACTTCGCCCGTCAACCTCTGTAAAATCTAATGAAGTCTGAGGTATTACAAAATCCATGTCATTTCTTATTCGCATAAGAAATTCATTAGATCGTCTTCCGCGAAATTGAAAATAGGGTAACTTTGTAAAATCTATTTTAATCGCCCCCTCAATTGTCTTTCTGTTAATCTGGCTAACCCTTCGGACGTGTCTTCAATTGATCGATCGTTAGATAAATCAGCGTGTTCAATATTAAAATTGAAGACCGGTGAGTAGGATTTTGATTCGTTAGAGTTATTGATGATTTGATTACCAACACTAGCCAAGCCCATTTTTCCAACTCCTAAAGCTATTTCTGGACTAATTCTTGATAAATTATATCCATCAAACCCCAAATCAAAATTCGTTGATAGACGATCGCCCATAGATGATATATTCTTTTGAACACTTCTGAAGCTAGCATTCAATCCTCTATTTAAACCATCCATAATTGACTGACCGGCTGGGATTAATAATTTTTTATCGTAGGAAATAGGACCCTTATTCGCTACTATCCAATCCGCGATACCTCCAACAAAACTCTTTACGCTCTCGAAGCCTGCTTGAAGTCCATCTAAGAAACCGTTAATGATTGATATACCAGCATTCCATAAACTATCTGGAACGAATACGCCAATAATAGCTTCTAGTAAGTTCCATGCGGCATTTCGAACATCACCCTGTCTATTCCTGATATTGTCAGCGAAACCATTTATCAGGTTTATTGCAGCATCCATCAATCTTCCTTGCGCTTGAATAACACCTCTTACTATGGCGTCTACTAAATTCATTGCAGCATTCACTATGTCTGGAATCTTTCGAGCGATTCCTTCTAAAAACTTAACAATTAGATTTACTGCAGAATCAATAATTTTCCCAAGATTATTCGCAATGCTATTAACAAAATTAGCTATGAGATTTGCCGCTGAACTAACAATATCAGGCATTCTTGAAGCTAAGGCTTTGACAAAATTAACCATCAAATTTACAGCTACATTCACGATATCCCCCATTCGTGAAGCTATTGCTTTCGCAAAATTCACGACAACAGAAATTGCAGCATTTGTTAAATCTCCAATTTTAGAAGCAACACCTTGAAGCAAAGCAATAAGCAAGCTCATCCCAGCGACAATGATATCTGGTAATCTTTGCGTTAGCGCTTGTAACCATGTAACGATTAAATTTGCCCCATTAGCTATAAGAGTAGGTAATTGCTGAGTAATGCCTTGTAAAAGTGCATTAATTAGACTGATACCAGCTTCTATTATTTGTGGTAAAGCAGTGGTTAATCCGCTTATCCATGCAACGATGATTTTAGTAGATGATTCTATAATTGTTGGAATTAGTATTAACATTGATTGAGTAAAAGAATTGATCAATTGAACAGCTGCCAATGCAAGCATGGGTAGTCCCTGTGCAATCCCAAGAACAAAGCCTGCTATGACCTGAAGGCCGCCTGAAATAATTCCCGGCAAAGCTGCTGCAATAGCTCCTAATATCCCTTGTAACGCAGTTCCGAAAGAAGTTCCTAATTGCGGGCCATATGTAGCTATCCCTTCAGCTAGTTCCTGAATTGAACTAAAAATAGTATCCATTCCTTTGGAAATATCTCCGCCACCAATTACTTTGGCAAACAATTCGAATGCTTTAATTACTAAGCCTACCGGACCCAGCAACGCAAGAAAAACAGATTTAATAACCTTAAGTCCAATTCCAAAAATGTCAACAGAGCTTGATCCTGATTTAAAGTTTCCAATCAGTGTTTTTACGCCGTTTGCTAATTTTGTCATGCCATTCCAAATAGATTCTGGCAGCATCTCGCTAAATCGATCATGTAGTTCTGCGACGCTTACACTCCAATCATTAAATGCAATTGCTTTAAAGGCTTTTGCTAATAATTTGATTCCTTCGACAACATTTCTTAGACCATTCGCTAAACGTGTCATACCGTTCCATAATGATTCCGGAAATAGTTTTGTAAATTCGTTTTTTAAATTTGCTACACTAACGCTCCAGTCGGAAGTAAAAATAGCTTTAAATCCTTGCCATAGTAACTTTAATCCAGCTAATACTTTATCCATAGGAGCCATTAACGCAGATAGAGACTGGCCTATTTCGTTTACCTTATTCCTGAATCCTTCATTTGTTTTGTAGAAGTAAATAAAACCTGCAGTTAATGCCGCAATTCCTGCTATCACTAGAGCGAATGGGTTAGCCATCATTGCAGCCTTCATCAAAGTAAATGCTGATTTAACACCTTTTATTGCATTGGAAACACTATTTAAAATTCCTATTGTTGCGTTAAATGCAAGAAAACCTGACGCTACAGAAACAATAATCCCACCAAGGATTTTAAAAGCAGTAGAATGCTCTTTCACAAAAGCAGTTCCTTTTTGAATCAACGGAATTATCTTATCCATCGACTTGACTATCGATGCACCGGCAGAGTTAATCCCACCTTTTAAACTATCTATGTGCTGAGCTATTGTTTTACCGCTTAGCTTTTGGACTAATTCGTCAAACTTAGTCAATATATTCGCCAAGTTTTTTGATACAGCATTTCTTAAATTTCCGAATGAGGTAGCTATTCCTAAACTATTCTCTTTCGCTAATTTCGCTAAATCACCAGTGCCAGTACCTAACTCAATTAGTTTATTTTGAAAGTCATCAAAGGTTACCGTGCCTTCTTTTAAAGCAGCATATAAGTCTCTCTGTGCTGATTTTCCTGTATACCCCATTGCTTCTGCAGTCTTTTGCAACGCAAGAGGCATTGTTTCTTGTAATGTTTTCCATGATTCTAAATCGACTGTTCCTGTTGAAAGCATTTGATTAAATTGTTGCATCCCTCGATTTGCATCATCTGTAGAAGCTCCAGAAGCAAGAAAGGCGTTATTCAGAGCTAAAACAGTATCCGTGGATTTATCAAGGTCGCCAGTAATAGCCGTCATTTGTTGTGTGTTAGCTACTACGTCATCTAACTTTGTTGGTAATCCATCAATCCCATCAGAAAGTTTCTTAATAGATTTATCTGAGTCCTCAGCGCTAAAACCGAGCGCCTTCATGACCTTAGGGAACTTCTGCATTGTGTCAAAGCGTGAAACTGCATCGCCAACTGAGTTTTTGAGCACATTAAAAGCCGCACTGGCAAGCTTTACAGCACCGACAGCAACGGCCATATCTCTAATGCTCTTATTGGCTTTTGTAGATTTCCCCTCTAATTGATCCAAGTTTTTATTCAATCCAGTTACATCTTTACCGTCTACATTGACAGATATTGATACCGTTCCATCACTCATCGTCATCCTCCTCCCTTAACATATTTGGAAGAGCGTACTTACGCTGTAATTCACGCATTCTCCGCTTTTCTTTTGCATCCATTCCTTTTTGAGGTTCCCAATTTCGAATCTGGATGATGCGTTGCATAATAGAATCGTCTGGTAAACTCTCAAGAAGTGCCTGGAACTCTTGCCAAGAAAGTTTTCCTTGCTCTGCGAATAGATTTATCCCTATTTGCCTGAACGACGCATAAATGTACTTCGCGTCATAAACGATATCTAAGCTCTTTTTAGTCGGCTTTGTTGGTAATTCGTTTCCAAGTTCATCAATTTCAGGTTGATTATTTCCTTCGAATAAAATGAACTTGGATCGAATTAACTCCCACATGTCCAATTTTTCGGATAAACTTAAATCCGTTTCTCCTACTAATAATTCAATAACCAAGTCAATCTTTTGCTTACTAAACAGCTCTTTGTCTGCTAGAACATCAAACACGTCTAGCACATTGTCAAAAGCTAAATCAATTGGATAGGTTTTTTCACAAAAAGAAAAAGAGGTAACAAGCGGATCATTTAACCGCATACTTGTCACCCCTTCTTAATAGCTTTTTTCTTCAAATATTCTTTTTGAACATTATTTGATTTGCTTTCTTGCTCTTGTTTGAACTCATCTATATTCTGTGCAATCCCGCTAGCTAAATCAAAGAATGCATTAATCCAAGCAATAAGATCCGGCACCTCTTTGTATAGCTTCGAAAATGCTCCGTCGCCAAGCATTACATCATAGCCTAATCCAAGCGCTTCTTTCTTCGATTCGATATCGTCATCATCTTTCAATTCATTTAGTTTCTTTTCGACTTCTGCATATTTAACCTTATATTCTTCAATATGCTCCGCAGAACAATCAAAAAAGAAATTTAATCCTGATAATGTGACAGGGAACCCTGTTCTTTCTACATTTATATTTAATGCTTTCATTCTCGTCCTCCTAAGCTGGTGTTGGAGTTATTTTCACAATGGCACTTTCTTTTCCATAGCCAATTTCATTTTTAGTTTGTGCCTTAAATTCATACTCCGATCCGTTTGTTAATCCACTAATATCACCCGTTTTGGTTGTAACTTCTTTTTCAGTGAATATAGCCGATCCAGTTCTATATAGAATCTTGTAGCCAGTAATATCCGATGCGCCGGACGGATCAGTAAGTTTATAGCTCACCTTTCCGTCACCGGCTGTTACTTCAATAGATGGGGCATCGGGCGCTATTTTTTTGGTGTTTTCTCTGGAATTCGATCAAAAGTAATTGTGCAGCTAAAATCTTCATATGCTGTTGCATCTCCAGCACCAGCGACAATATCAGTTAACGTTGCTCGCCCAACATAAGTATCTCCATTTGTCATTATGACTTTATGCCACACTTTTCGTCCTTCACCAATTTTGTATTTCTTTGACTCTACCAAGGCTTGTGCTGCATCCTCAGGATCGTAGGAACCTTCAGGACTATAAGCACCTGCGACCGCCGTTACCGTCGTTTCTGGCGTTCCATCGCCATCGTAAAACCCTGTATCGTCTGTTTGTTCATCGGTATCATCACCAATCGAACTAATATATTTTGCTAACCGTAACCATTCTTCACTTTCTGCTGTTGGCGCGGTTTCTTGACCTGGTGTGTATTCAGCTAAGTAATGTTCCCGTTTCGCATTCTTGTTACGAGCAAATAATTGTATATTCATTTTTAATAGCATTATTTTTCCCCCTTGAAGGTTGTTAGTTTTACTTGAAGATTTAACAAAAAAACGAACCAGCCTTGTTCATCAGCATCATTGATGAACGGCTTGCTCGATATTGTAAGATTATTGAATTCAAATGAATTATTTGAGCTAGTTATTTCTTCTAGTTGTTCTAAATAATCTGAGATCAACCACAATGCTTGCTCTATCTTGTCACCATCTTTTGACTTCATTGCGATTTCATAATTCAGTTGTTGGTCCTTGATACCATCATAAAACTCAGTTATTACTTGGCCGCCGGGTAACGGATAAATTACTAGGCTTTCATCAGCAGAAAGGTATCCTTTTCGGATTTTAAGAGGTAACCCATCAATTGAATTGATTGAATCTTTAATACGATCGATAAAATCCATTAGTTTATTCCCGCCCCTCTTAGAAAAGCACGTTTCCACGATTTACCATACAGTCTTTTAGCCTTTAAATCCCAACGTGGGCCAGTACCTGGTGTAGAGTAATTTTTTCCTCTCAGATAAAATTGACGCTTTGCGTACTTTGTTTCATATAGGATCGCGCTTCCGTCATTTTTTAGATGTGCGGTTGCTCGAAGGGTATTACTTTTTCTAGGTACAAACGGATTCATATCAGCCATTGCTTGATTTCCCAATGCATACCTTCCCCGTTTCATTGCTTCAGGACTTAATTTTGTCCGCACGCCTTTTATATTTACTTCTACACCCATTAGACCACCTCTAACTCATAGGAGTATAAATCGTCTGTATAAGCTTCAGTAAGTCGGTCAACCTTAGTCACCGTGTGTTCTATTCCATCATAGATAACTAATGATTGTGCTTTAAAATCGAGCATTGGATCGGTCAAACCAGCATAGCAAAAAATCACTGCATTATAGAGTAGTTGCTTGCCGTTCGTTGAAAACGTATATTGGCTTCCGCGATCGATGCGGCAAAAAGAAATGGTTTTTTCTTCACCGTACTCAGGCTTGTTCCAGTCACCTTCACCTAGATACTCTCGATAAATAAACGAATCAACCAAGAACTCTTTTGGTGGTTTCGGCATTAACATGAGTCAACACCTCGATATAGAAGCCCTGTACCTTCGAGATAGATATAAATGTCCTCGGCCACTAAAGATTTGCTCTCATTAGCTCCTGATGAGTTATATCGGCTTC